AGCATTGACGGAACAGATTTTTCTGATCATGTTACAAGCGTAACGCTAACACAAAATGTTGATGCTGTTGAAACAACCGCAATGTCCTCTGCTGGAGCAAGAACTCGTGTTGGTGGTCTAAAGGATAATTCAGTAACACTTGAATTTAACCAAGACTTCTCAGCATCAGAATTGGAAGCAACAATCAATGCTGTTGGAGCAACCTGGGTAGGACAAAACGATATAACAGTTATCGTTAAGCCAGACGGAGGAGCAACCTCTGCAACCAACCCATCATACACATTTGATGTATTAGTCTCTGAGTGGACACCGCTTAACGGTGCAGTTGGCGAACTCGCTACTGTTTCTGTTACATGGCCAGTCAATGGCGATATTACAAAGGCTACTTCCTGATAAATCATGAGTGCCTTAGTCTTAACAAATGGATATGTTGAAATAGGTGGAGTAGATATAAGTGAGTTTGTCACAAGTATCGCTATCTCTACAGCGTATGACATTTTTGAGACGACTCAAATCACTGATAATTCAAAGCAATATGTACCAGGACTTGCTGAAAACAAAGTAAGTCTTGAATTTATTCAAGATTTTGATCCTGCAAATGGCTTAGAAAAAATTATCAATGACACAGTTAGCAGTTTACTTGGTACTCGCCAAACAATGGAGATAAGACCTGTAAATGCTGGCGTAAGTTCCTCTAATCCAAGTTATACATTTTTAGTAGTAGTTTCTGAATGGACCTCAATAAATGCGGCTGTTGGAGAATTATCTACTGTTAGTGTTACTTGGCCAATTAGCGGAGACATAACAAAATCAATAGTTTAATAACCTTGAAGGGGTAAAATATAATGGATGGACTAAATATCAAAGTAAAGACAACAGATGGACAAGAAGCAGTTTATACTCTTCGTCCAAAATCTATTGTTGCCTTTGAACAGAAATACAACAAAGGCTTTGCAAAGTTACTAACAGAGGAACAAAGATTGGAACATATCTACTTCCTTGCATGGGCAGCCATGAAAGATGGCGGTAAAACTGTAAAGCCTTTCGGTGAAAGTTTCCTTGAAACACTTGAGGGTGTTGAATTGGTGACTGACCCAAATTCCGAATCCACAGAGACAGCCTAACATATTCGGTAGCAATGATCTCTGTGGAGACAGGAATATCTCCAATTGATCTTCTTGAAGCACCTGACGGTGTATTAGAAGCAATAGTTATTTATCTCAAGGAGAAGAACAAAGCGATGGAAAAAGCGAGCAGGAAGCGATGAGATTTGAAGATAAAATAGTCTTGACTGGTGTTAAGGAAACTATCAGAGATCTCAAAAACTTTGACAAGGATGCAGTAAAAGAATTTAATAAAGTTGTTAATTCTGAATTGCGTGAAGCAAAGAAAGATGCTCAATCTTATGTCTCTGCAGAGCCTCCACTAAGTGGATGGAATACTCAGCCTGCTCGCAATCCTCGTTCTCGTGGAGGTGTTGGATGGCCTCAATGGGATCAAAGTATTATTAGGGCTGGAATATCGTCCTCAAAGGCTGAAGGTAAGGTTAGAGGCGACTATACAACCTCTGCTGCTGCATTAAAAAATAGATCTGCTGCTGGTGTTATTTATGAATTGGCAGGAAGAAGGTCAAGAGGAACTGGCACCTTTATTAAAAATATTGAGGGTAAAGTTGGAAATGCCTCTCGTTTAGTATGGAAAGCCGTAGATAAGCATAGAGATAAGGCTCAAGAAAATATCTCAAAGGCATTGGATGATGCTAAAAAGAAATTACAACAACATTTAAACATGAGGAGAGTATAAGATGGCATTAAGCGGTGGCGCAGTAATTGCACGAATTGTCTCTCAATACTCAGACAAAGGTAGTAAAGAAGCCCAAAGAGACATTGCTAAAATGGGCAAGCAGATTGATGCATGGAGCAAAAGAACAGTAAAAGCATATGGAATTGCTGCTGCAGCAGTAACTGCTTTTGCATTTAAAATTGGTAAAGATGCAGTAAGTGCTGCTATTGAAGATTCTAAGTCTGCAGCACAACTTGCAAACACCTTAAGAAATGTTACTAATGCAACAAATGAACAAATTGGTCAGGTAGAAGAATATATATCTAAGCAACAAATGCTTACCAATGTCACTGACACAGAATTAAGAGCAAGTTTAAATACACTTGTTGCAGCAACTGGAGATGTTACTCAGGCACAGTATCTACAAACTCGTGCACTTGATGCTGCTGCTGGTAGCGGACATGATGTAGAAGCAGTTACAAAGGCTATGGCTAAGGCCAGCAAAGGTAACTATGCTGCTCTTGGAAAACTATTTCCTCAACTTGATAAAGCAACCCTTAAGTCTGGCGATTTTGCCAAAATACTTGGAGTGCTTGAAGAAGACTATAAGGGTGCTGCAAAAACATTAGCAGATCAAGACCCTATAACAAAATTAAAATTACAGTTTGGTGAAGTAGCAGAACAATTAGGATATGCTCTTTTGCCAGTAGTACAAGAATTTGCAACATATTTAATAACTGATGTTATTCCTAATTTACAAGAATGGATTGCTTTAAATAAAGGTCAACTCCAAGAGAGTTTTAAGTCAGTATTAAATGTAATAGAAAAAATTGTAACTGGTCTTGTTTCATTAACACTTTTCTTTGAGAAGTATAAAGAAATCGTAACATTTATTGTGGGATTACCATTGTTAGCGGCATTAGGAAATCAATTTTTAACTATTATTACGCTCACAAAAAATGCTGCTATTGGAGTTGGCAAAATATTTTCACTGGTAGGTAAATCAGTAGGAGTATTTAAAAACTTTGGAGCAGCAGTAAGTCTTGCTACAGGTGCATTTAGAGCAGGCGGATTCATTGCAGGACTTAAAGGTATTGTTCAGTTATTTGGTATGCTTAATCCTTATGTAAGGGTAGCAACATTATTAATTACTGGCTTTACTGCTGGCGTTACAATTTTTAACAAACTATTTGGTGATTCTACAAAAACAACATACGAGTTTGCAGCAGCACAAAGATTATCAACAATGGCACAAAAAGATGCAATTCTTGCTGGATTTAAGTCTATTGAAGTTGCTACTGAAAAAGCAAAAGCAGATAAAGAAGCAGCAGATGCCCTTGCAAGAAATGCTAAGGCTGCTGCAGAAGCAGCAAAGCAAGAAGAGAAAAATGCTAAGGCAAAAGCCCTTCGTGCTGCCATTCAGAAGAAAATTGAATCTAAATTTGGTATAAAGTTTTCTCCAACAGGAGATGAATATGGTGCTATCCAAGATGCGGCGGTAAAGAGAAATCTTGAGAGAAGCAAAGAAGGTGCTGCATATTTAGCATCAATGAATAAACTAACCCAATTAAATACAGATCTACTTAAAGAAAATATTATTACTTTAGGAAGATATGAAGACATTGTTAAAAATCTTGATAAATTAAGACAAAATGATTTAGTGGTTCTTGGATTTTTAGCCAAAAAATGGAATATGACTACAGAAGCAACAGATGCTTATATTAAGTCTGTTCTTGCTGTTGGTGATCAAAAGATTGATGATTATGAAGTTATTCTTCTTGCCAAAGCATGGGGTAGCACAGAGGCTCAAGCAAGAAAATATCTTGATTTCTTCCAAGCAATTAATGATGGTGTCTTAAGTGATGCTGAAATTGCTAAACTTCAAAAAACATGGAGTATGACTCAGAAGGAAGTATTATTATATGCTGACTTCGTAAGAGTTGTTAATGATGGCAAACTAACAGATGAAGAAATTAAGAAACTACAAGATAGATGGGGATTGACTGTAGAAGAAATTTCTGATTATATCTATAAAATTGGTTCTCCTGTTACATATTCAGGTACTCTTATAGACCCTGCGATTTTTGCTAAGAATGCTTGGCTTGATGCAATTGCAGCACTTGAAAGATATATAAAGATGCTTGGCGGAGTTCCTGGTGGAGTTCCTGGAGGCAAAGGATTTACTCCAGGTAGCGGAGAAGATCCTGCAGTAATAGCAGCAGCCGCAGCAGCAGCCGCAGCAGCCGCAGACGCAGCAGCAGATGCAGCAAACGCATTAGCAGAATCAGAAGCAGCCTTAGCCGCTATAGCCGCAGCAGAGAAAGCAGCAGCAGCAAGAGATTATGCAATTGCAAAAGCAACTGGAGACATGGAAGCAGCAGCAATAGCAGCAGCAAAAGTTACTCCAAGCGTTGTTGCATCACAAGAGTCTGGAGCAATTGGAGCAGCATCAATAGCAGCACAATTAAAAGCAGCAGAACAAGCATTACAAAATGAAAGAATAATGACCACCTATGCTTCAGTTAAGGCTAAAGAGGCTGCA